CCGTTCTGGATCTCCTGCCATCCGTTGTCCACCTGCGCGAACGCAGGCGCCGCGGCGAGCAGAACGAGCGCCGCGAGCCTCTTCACTTGAGCACCGCCACCGCGCCAACCGTGCCCGTCGTGTTCGAGGTCAGCGTCACGACGAGGCCCGCGCCCGCTGGCCCGCGGAACGTCTTGGCAGCGGACGGCGTCGCGTATGTCGCGAGCAGGACGAGCGGCGCACCGCCGGGCGCGCTCGAGTAGATGCGGACGGTCCCGTCCGGGGAGCCGGACGCAGCCCAGACGGTCACCTGCGCCGTCTGGTATCCGTCGGTCGCGACGGTCGCGGAAGTGTTCGTGCCCTGCGCCGTCCAGATCGGGACGACCTTGTCGGTCGCGGCGAACGCGACAGACGCGAGGGCGACGGCGAGGACGAGCGCGCAGAGGATCTTCTTCACTGGTCAACCTCCTCCGCCGCGACGGCGGGGAATCGGTACACGCGCCCGTCCGCGAAGGTCACGGACTGCGCCTCCTCGTCGACGATCGCCACGACGCCGACGACGTCGACGCCGCCCGGCGCGTGGATCAGGACTTCGTTGCCGACCGTGTAGTCGGCCGGGTTGAAGGCGTCAGGCATGGCAGTTCTCCGGGGCCGTCATCCACTCGCCAGCGCCCGACCCCGAGCCGGTGTATCCGAGGGCGAAATCGTCGAGTTCGTCTGCCATGTCTTGCTCCTCAGTCGAGGTCGATCGGCTCGTCGTCGGGGGCCGGGCTACAGGACCGAACGCAGCTCGGGTGCCCGACCGGGTTCTCTTGGATCCACGCGATCGACGCGACCTTGCCGTCGACCTCGCGGCAGATGTCGCAGTCGCCGTCCTGTACGTAGACGCGCGAGAAGCCGAGTTCGGCGTAGGTCTCGCTCTGCCCGTAGTTCTGCGCGATGGCGACCTCGGTACGAGCGATAACCTCGGCGCGCGCCTCGCCGAATAGGCCGGACTCCTCGAGCCGGTCAGCGAACTGCTGCGGCGAGAGCCCCTCCTTCATCGCGTCCTGGAGGAGCCGGTTGACCTCGTCGCGGGTCGTCTGGTCAACGGACCAGGCGTTGTCGTTCGTGCCGATGAGTTCGGCCCCGCGCTCCTTCGCGTACTTCGCCGCGTTCGCGTCGAGGTGGTCGAAGGAGAGACCGGACTCGCCGAAGCCAGCGCCGGCCCCAGACACCGCAGCGCCGTGCGCCGCCGCGCCGTAGATCGACTCGAGCGCGCCGCCGACCTCCTCGGCGAAGGTGTCGAGCGGGTCAGGCATTCGCGCCTCCCGTCAGGACTTCCTTCGCCCGCGCCATGACCTCGCCGTACTGCCGCTCGAACAGGCGCATCGCCGCGCTCTTGATCGCGCCGACGGCCTGCTCCTTCTTCGCCTCGGTCAGCTTCGGTTTCGCCGCTGCCTTCTCGAAGGCCGCGATGACCTCTTCGCGGGTTCGGGCGGCGACGAGAGCCTTGCGGATGGCTCCGGCATCGGGGGCGGGGACGGCCTTGCACTCGAAGGCGTCGGCGTGCTTGCCCTTTGAGAGTCGGTTGAGGGCGTAGCGTCTCCATGCGGCGAGTTCGGACTTGACGGCTTCGGGATCTCCGCTATCACGGAGCCCTGCGGCGTGAGCAGCCTTTTCGCTACCACTCCCTCCGGCCACTGCTCCTTCGTCGGCAAGAAGACCGACGGCATGAGCCACGACAGCATCTCGATCGGCATTCGGTCCTCCGGGGGCGGGCGCGAACGGCGACGGCGCGGGAGCGGCTGCGGCAGACGCCGCGCCGAGATCCTCCGGCGGCGTCGCACCGAACGCGCCAATCGTGACGTACAGCTCGCCGTTGACCGGGTCGGGCGGGAGGCCAAGCGTCGAGCGCAGCTCGTTTCGCGTGACGACGCCCGCCTCGAAGATCGCCCGCGTCAGGTACTCCGGCGCGATGCCGCTCCGGTGCTGCTCGCGCTCGAGCGGCTCAAGGCCGCGCTTTGCCCGGATCTCGTCGGCCGTGATGACCTTCGAGTTGACGAGCTTCACGTCGTTGTCCGTCTCGGCCGCGTCCTGTCCCGCGAGGCCGTCCGTGCAGATGACCTTCAGCTCGCGTGCGCCGAGGTCGCTCTGGATGACGGTCGTCAGGTTCTCTTCGATCCAGCGGATGAGCGGCGCGAGGCCGACATCGCCCGCGTCTTCCTGCTGTGCCTCGGCCGTCGCACGGTTGACCTGCGAAACGAGGACCATCTTCGGCACGCCGAGGTACGCGAGGACGATCGCCGCGATGGCGTCCTCCTCGTCCTTCGAGAAGGCGAACGGCTTGGCCTGCGTGTACGTCGAGCCGAACGGCAGGAGGCGCGCCTTGCGCCGCTGCTTCGTGTCGGTCAGCTCTTCGTCCAAGAACCGCTGGTACTTGATGATCTGCTCTGCCGTCCAGCCCTCGGGCGACGACAGGAAGGCGTCGGGGATGTTCCCGTCCGTGTACCAGGCAAGGTGCGTCTGCGACCGTTTGATCGCCGTGAGGATGATCGGGAGGATCTCCTCGAGCGCCGACGTGCCGTAGACGCCCGTGACGCGCGGGTTGAAGACCCAATACGCGAGGTCGCCCTTCTCGTACTCGTCGAGGACGGCCGCCTGATACTGCGTCGCCGGCATCCCCCAGATGACCTGCTGGTACGCGACGACGTGGCCCCACTGGTCGATGACCGGCTTGATGGTCTCGCCGTCGATCTGGACGTAGGAGAGCCCGCCGTCGAAATGCCACTGCTTGAAGAAGCAGAGCGCGTCCACGGTCAGCGCCTCTTCGGTCGCCTGCCCGATCCACGACGAGAAGCCGAGCCCGTCGACGCGGTTCGGCGTCTCGAGGAAGCCCTTGACGCGGTCGATCTCGCCCTGGTGCTTGCGGCGCGCCGCCGGGGACTTCGGGTCCTCGACGGGCACGACCGCGAAGCGCCGCGCCCGGAGCTGCTTCTTCCGGTACTCGACGGCGAGCCGGAAGTAGGGGCACATGTCCGCCCACGCCCGGAGCTGCTTGAACGAGTACGCCTTGCCGCCCTCTGTGCGCGGCGTCGGGATGAGGTTGAAGCCGAGTGGGTACTGGTGCTCGCGCGGCGCGTAGCCCGCGACCGGGATGCGCGGCGGGAGCGGGTCGGCCGGGCCGGCGTCGATCGGCGAGCGCCATTCGCTCGACTGCATCGGGCGGCCGTAGGGATCGAGGATGACGGGGGTCGGGTAGCTGCCGGTGGCGGCGTAGATCTCGCCCGCCGTGACCTGCGTGATGCGGTCCATCAGGCGGCCCTCCGCTCGATCAGCTCGAGCCAGCCGTCGTGCTTGGCCGCCCTGCGCCCCGCGAGGGCGATGATCACCGCGTCGGCACGGTCAGGGCTGTCGGCCGGGTCGACGACCTGGAGCTTGCCGGACGGGAGGATCTGGTAGCGCATGGCCGCGAGCTGCGACTTGAGCGTCTGGTCCTTGGGAAGCCGAATGAGGTCGGCCTCGAGGCGCTTGCGGACGCCCCATGCGTCCTCCGCCTTCCGGTTGGCGAAGCGCGTCTCGTCGTGCGGCTTGTCGCTGGCCCGGTACTCCTCGACGGGGTGACCGTCCTCGGCGAGCGAGTCGAGGACGCCCTTGCCGAGCCCGATGCCGTCAACGCGGAGCCTCGCCCCGCCCGCCGCCACCTTTGCCCGGCCCTTGGAGACCATCGTGTCGCGCTCGCGCCAAGAAGTCAGACTCTTGATCTCTGCGCGCTGCTCTGGGTCTGCTCCTGACGCGAGCGCCACAACGGACTCGTCTCCATCCTTGGACCCGGCCACGTCGAACCCCGCGAGGAGCTCGCCGTCCACGGTCCATTCGTGCGTCATCGCGCGCTCGATCCACGAGAGCGGGAAGAGCGCCCCCTCGGCGTCGTCCACGTACTGCGCGAGGACGCGGCTCTGGTACTCCGGCGAGTCCTCGCCCCACGCGAGGCGGCACTCCTCAGCCCATTCCCGCTTGCCGGTCACGCCGTCCGCGATGAGGTCGGCGGCCGTGACGACGCAGCGGATGATCCCGTCGCCACCGTTCACGTCCCGCTCGTAGTAGCGCCCGCTGCGGATCGAAGGCGTCGAGATCCACAGGTCGAGCGTCTCGGGTGCGTCCAGCATCCCGGCCGTCGCGTCGAAGATCCCGTCCTCGACTGCCTTCGCCTCGTCGACGATCCGCATCGCGGCGACTGGCGAGTGGTGCCCCTCGAGGTTCTCGGGGCGGTCGGAGGAAGCGCCGATCGCGTACCAACCCTCGCGCACCTCGAGCTTCGTCGTCAGGAGCCGCCCGAACTTCAGGTCGCGCAGAAGCGAGCCGTTGTAGAGCCGGGCGATCTCGGGCCAGAGCAGGTTCTCGACGCCGGCCCAGGTCGGGGCGGTCGTCAGGACGCGCGAGTCGGGCCGCGTCGATTCCCACCAAAGGACGAGGCCGCCCGCGACGTACGTCTTCCCCGCGCCGTGGCAGGAGCGGACGTGGACGCGGATGTGCCGCTCGCCGGCCTTCAGCCTCCGCTTGACCTCTTCGCAGAGGTCGGCCTGCCACTTCCGCAGCGGGGCGCGGAGGATGGCGCGGAAGAACAGCGCGGGATCGTCCACGCAGGCGGCGAA